CCAATGTTTGTTTTTCAGCAGTAGCTGCTGACAATAAATCTGCCGCATTTAATGTTGTTTCGCCGTTTGGAATAGGAATACTTCCGTATTTACCACGAATATAACCAAGCATTTCTTTTGCCAAAGCAAGACCAAATGAATATATCCAAGTTTTTCCAGGCGAATTTATTTTAGAATAAATCATATAGTCATATGGTGCATTTGACATATCAGAAACTTGTCCATTTGGATATTTTAATGGATTACTTCTTTCTTCCTTAACAATATATTCAATCCAAAGTTTGAAGTCTTTTGTTGGTAGTGGGAAAATTCTCAATTCATTATTTATCATTTCAAATGTAAATGCAGATTTACGCATCAAATCATTAAATTCAATGGCTTGAATACGAAGTAAATCTGCATACATAGGCATAAGCATAAACGATACGCCAGTAGAATATGCACCGAATCCAAATGTATCAAGCATCGCCTGATTACCCAAATATGGATCGTAAAAACGAATGGATGCCGGAGGACCATAGTGGTGAACTTTTTTTATCTCTATTGAACCAGATGGAACTTTGATGTCTCTGATAAGAGTATCAAGATCATATTTTTGTTGTCCTACCTTTATATCAATAGAAGACGAATAAAAATTAACATTACCGTTTGTAAATGTTTCACTACCGTACTCTGTTGCAATTTGTACCAATCCACCCATATTACTAGATATATTTCTATGGGTAAGATTTGATGCAGTCGGTGAACCCATTATACTCAACATATTCTGCTGTATATTGTATTGGTTTACATGATTGGAGTATTCCGATACGGCCTCTTCAAAACAGGCATAAAAGTTAGTAGCCTGCAATTCCACGTCCATAAGCGGATAACCGAGTCTTCTAGCACACCAATCCGCCACATTATCAGCGTCTGATCTAAAATCAGATTCGGCATCATAGAATCCAAACGGTGTGCTACCAGTTATGAAACTGGAACTACCAGGCCAAATTGGAATATCTGTCATTTACTTCTCTGTTTTGTTTTCTTCAAAATATTTTAATATACTATCAACAATAGGATGACGGTGGTTTGTTTTTAATTCATAAACCCCCAATCCGTCTATTTTATCCTTCATATTAAATAAATATGGTAATCCAGAATCTTTTTTCTGTTTTAAGTCAATCTGTGATATATCGCCTGTTAGCATCATTTTTGAATTGATACCAAGACGAGACAATATCATTTCCATTTGTGCCTTTGTCACGTTCTGTGATTCATCCACAATTACACAAGCATTGACGAAAGTTCTACCACGAAGAAAACTTATAGGAGCAATTTCTATTTTATCTTCTTGCATCAACTTTTCAATCTTTTCTTTACTATACAACTGAAACATATTTGCCTGTATAGGAGATAACCAAGGATCCATCTTTTCTTTAATATTACCAGGAAGAAATCCCAAGTCTTCATTTGATACAGTTGGTCTTGTAATTATTATTCTTTCTACCTCACGGTAAAAAAGACATTCAAGAGCAATTTGTGTTGCTAATAATGTTTTACCAGAACCAGCTTTACCAACGAATACTGAAATGTCATCTTGTAAAGCATCGGCTTTTATTCTTTTTTGTTCCTCATTCAAAGTTAATTGAAATTGGATTTTATTTTTTATAGTTTTTCTTCCTTTTTTAATACCATTTATATTGAGACTCGAACCTTCTTCTTCACTTAACAAAACTTTTTTATTTACTTCTTCGTTATGTTCAGAACTCATGTCAGCTCCTATAATAATTTAGAAAGGGTTTCTCCCATTGATTTTACATCGGCTTCGATTTTAGATAATACATTATCTAATTTCTCTGGCTTATGGGTCCATTCAAAACCTACAATAGCAATAAATTCCGAACCTTTTCTTATCGGATATACAACTGCTGATTTAGACCCTCTCTGTGAAAAAAATGCCTTAGTAATTAAGTCCTCGATATTATCTACAACAGGATATACCGCCTTATGATTTATTACATCTTCTACGAAGTTAGAATAAAGTGACATCGGTAAGTTCTGATATTGCTTAAACTCTGTGCTAACACCTTCTTCAAGTGATTCAAATGATGTTGAGAGTTTTGTCATAGATTTGCCTGTTTTGTATTTACCACCATTATGTCTTTGAAGTATAAATGCCCTTTGACAATTATATTCCTCTAATAGTTGGTCTAATATGGTTTGGATTAGTTTAGAATGAGAAATCTCTCGGTCAATTCTTTTTTGTTTGTATTCACCGTATTTGTATTTAAGAAACCAAGAAAGGAAAACACCCAAGAGTGTTGCCAGACTTGATACTCCTAATTTCAGTATATCTATGTATTGAATTTGAGTTTCCATTTGTAATAAATAGCAAGTATGAAATAAAAAAGGGTGACAAATGTCACCCTTTATTAAAAATTATTTTTATTTTAAATTAAGCAAGTAATTTAGAAATAGTATCGGTCAAAAATTTACCAACACCAACTTCACCAGCTTTAACCGCTGTTAGAGCAGCTTCTATACCAGCCATTACATTTGCACCTTGTGATGCCGCCTTTATAGCACCTGCACCGGAAGCAACCGCCAATGAAGCAACAATAACAGTATGGACTATGTTAGCAATCTTTTCTTGTTTATCGGATGGTAATTGTTTAAAACCAGGCATAAGTTGTAAACCTTTCAATATCAAAGCAGTAATTTTGTGATGCCATTTATGTCCTGCATGAATAAGTTTGTCACCAGCCTTTCCAGTACCACCCAAAAGAATTGAAATACTTTTTACAATCTTACCAATAAGTTGAACTATCGCTGGAACTGCAAGTGCAAGTGATGTTACGAACAATAAAGTTAATTCTTCATTAACTGCCTGACGGGCTTTACCTTCACTCAATGCCTTCTTTCTACGCTTTATTGACTCAGTTGCAATTTTAGCAAGTGCAGGTTGTTTTTTGAGTGCATCTTCAACTGCCTTTTCATCATCTTTTTTCTTCTCAACATCAGCTCCAATTTTTCCAAAAGCAGCTTCCATATCTTTAGCAGCTTTTTCAAATGCAGCCATGACATCTTTTTCGTCTTGTGGATCAACCTCATCTTCTTCTTTTAGATAACGAATAACCTCATTTCTAATAAGTCTTTTCAATTCAGACTCAGTAATGGTTGCTATAGATTTTTTGTTTTTCATCAAACACTCCGCTCATAAAGATCAAACTAAATAATTCATTTTAAAATAAATATGGTATAAAATAAAAAGGGCAACAAATGTTACCCTTTATTAAAGATTATTTTATGGTAAATTAAGATGCAACAGATTTAACCAAATCTACTAAAAATGCCTTAACTTCACCACCTTTAACTGCAGCCAATGCAGTTTCTACTCCACTCAATCCTGCATGACCGGCCTGCAAGGCATTAACTGCTTCTACTCCAGAATTTACAGCAAGCGATGCAACTATTAAAATATGAATAGCTTTTGTTATTTTATCCTTTTTGGAATCATCGAGTTTAGCAAGAGCTGGTATTTTGAAAATAGTTTTATCTAAACCTTTTCTAATCATTCCTATCATTTTTTCATGTAAATCATGTCCTATATGAGCAATTTTTTCACCCGTTTTACCACTTAAACCTAATTTTTTTGAAACAAATGATGATATATTACCAATTAGTTCCATAAGTGCAGGAATCGCCATTGCAAAACCTACAAAGAACAAAGGTCCTAATTCATTTAATGCCTGTTTTTGTTTACCTTCACGCAATGCCTTTTTTCTTCTACGAATTGCCTCGGTAGCAAGTTTTGCCAATTCAGGTTCTTTTTTTAATATATCCGCGGCCTTTTCTTTATCACCTTCTATCTTTTCGATTTCTCCCGCAACTTTACCTAATGTTGAAGACATTTGACTAGATGCAGCATTCATTGCATCTTCAAATTCTTTTTCAAATTCTTTATCAACCTCGTCCTCTTCTTTTAGATAGCGAATAACTTCATTTCTAATAAGTCTTTTCAATTCAGACTCAGTAATGGTTGCTATGGATTTTTTATTTTTCATCAAACACTCCGTTCATAAAATTCAAATTAAATTATTTCATTTTCAAATAAATATGGTATAAAATAAAAAAATTTCATATAAAATATATGAGGTTATTATTAAAATAGAATTAAAATTATTTTCTTCTTACTTTACTTTTTATTATTTCAGCAACAATAGGTCTCAATAATGTTGTAAGTTTTTCCTGAAGTCTTTCTTTTTTAACTTTTTTAGCATAAGATTCTTGTAGTCTCTTTTGATTTACTCTATTGTATTCACGGAGTTTTCTCATAATATTTTCTGTTAATGGTTTTTTTCCTGTTCTCAGTTGATAGTAAGTTTCCATACTTCTAATTATACTTTCGGATTTAGCACCACCTGGATTCAATCTTTTATCTACTTCTGGAGAATATGGTGGTTTAATATCCACGGATCCAGCTGCTATTTTTTTAGCAACCGCTGCAACTTCTGGAGCATTGATAACCGGCATATCTACACGTTTTGGAGCCCAACTTGGAATTGCCTTTGGCATTTTTGATGCATTTGCAAGCATTTTTTTAACAGCGTCATCTACGGATCCAGCCCAATCAGTCAACGCCTGTGTACATTCTTCTGCAGTTGCACCTTTGATTCCTTTTTCTGCAGCAGCTCTTATTTCATCTTCAACTGGCTTACCTCCAAATTTTGAAATATCACCAGCTCCAGTATTTCCTTTTCTACCCATACCTGTTGTAACAACATTAAGTGAAGTAACCAACGCTCCACCTGGAAGGTCAATCCGTGTTGCATCAAGAGTAGCAGACGGATCACATAAGAACGTTGCAGCCCAACGATGGTGTCCATCCATGATATAGTTATCATTTGATATGATTGCCTGCAAATCACCACCTGGACCGTCTTGCATTGGTGCCTTTTTAAGCAATGCTAATATAGCAAAAGCGACTGCCTTTGCTGGAACTACTTCCTTTTGTGATGGTTTGAGTTTAGCAGCAGCAACTGATATTTTTGAGGAAGCAACTTTATCATCATCGGAATTATCGTCTTTTGTTCCTCCACCTGCATTTGCAAATTGAGCCGCTTTTTTATCAATAGCACTCAAAGGTATCGCTTTGTCTGCCGGTTTACCAAAAATTTCATCGTCTTCAAACAGTCTTCTCTTTTTGTTAGTCTGTTTCATAATATTTTCCCATTATTACTCAAAATATAAAATATAAAAAAGAGTGATCTACTTGAACACCCATAAATAAATATGTTTCAAAATAAAAAAGGAGTGAGAAAAAATCTCACTCCTTTATTTGTCACCAACCATCTAAGATTAGATGTCACCTAAAGAATCGATTTGAATCAAACCGTAGAATTCAGGACGAACAATTTTCTTAGCGTAGCGAGTCATCACGCCTTTTCTTGGTGTGAAGTTGGTTGGATCATATACCAATGGTGTCATTACAAGTGGAATGTAAGGAGCATAAACCGCACCTGTTTCCAAGAATTGTGAACCACGGAAACCTACAAGAACTTGATTTTCAAGCATATATGGGTTCTTGTAAACTGTGATACGACCATTTAATTGACCAACTTTTTGTACACCCATTGCGAATTTCATACCTTCACCATCAACTGCATAGCCAGGCATTGATTCAAGTATTGTAGCAACTTGTGGAGAACATACGAGGAAGTTTGCACCGCCACGAAGTGTTTTCTGATGAATTGTGTTAGATACTTTTTGAATCTTTGTGCCAAGTGTTTGGAACCAAGTTTGTTGGTTAAACGCAGAAGCAGCAGCTTGGTTTGTAGCATAATCACCGAATGTGTTTGTAGCACCATCAAATGTGCGACCAATGCGAGCAGACCATTTTTCTGTTGTTTGTGCATTCTTAATCAACATATCAAGAATTTCCAAATCAATTTCTTGTGAAATGTATTCAGACAACATAGATGTCAATTCTGCTTCAGCATCGATTGAGTGATATGCATTCAAATCTTGTGCGAATTCAGGTGTCCAAACGGCTTTCAACTTACGTGTTTTAGCAACGATTGATTCTGAACGCAATTCAAGATTGATTTCTGGAATCGCTGTTGTGTCAGCCAATGCAGAACCTGCTGTATCTTCAAAGTCACCACGAGAAGTTGCAGTAGGTTGTTTTTCATAAGAAATAACAGCATTTACTGGAACTGCAGAAGCAGAAACAACAAATGTAATTTGTGAATTAGCTGTATTTGCAGTTGTGTATTGTGGGAAGTAACCCAAAATACCTGAACCAGAAATCTTGAAAGCACGGATTGCTTCTGTATCGTGAGTTGTCATAGATGCAGAAGAAACTGTTACTGTAAAGATTTTACCACCTGCAAGAGATGCAGAGTAAGCATTTTGGAATTCTGTATCATACTGATATGTTGCTGGTGTACTGTGAGAAACTGAACCAGTTGCACAGTTAGTAGCATCAACAGTTGCAGAAGTTACACTCAATGTGCCTGTTGTTGCTTCATTGATTGAGTAACCAAAACGACCTGCACCATAAAGACCGCCTGAAGGATCAGCGTCTTTTGCATCTTTACCAGTCACACCGAATACAGAATCATTTTGTGAATCTTTACCTGCACCAGTTGTGAAACCAGGTTGTGCTGTACCATATTTGAAATCCAAGAAGAACACAAGACCAGAAGGCAAGTTCATTGGTTGAACAGAAACAAAATCTTTCGCAGCAATTTCAGAGAAAATACGGCGAACCAATGGAAGTGCAACACCAGCCCATTCTTCTGAACCAGCTGCTGTACCTGTTCTGTTTGATTCTTCGATAAGTTGTTTTGCTTGGTTTTCGAGAAGGATTGCGATTGAGTTCTTCTCATACTCATTGTTCAAGTTATCAAGAAGACCTGTCTTTGACCATTTGTTGACAACTTGACGGTTTTCTTTGATAAGTGCTTTGTGGGGATTCCCAGAAGCATTTAAAATTGATTGTATACTCATTGTTTTTTTTTCCTTAAAAAATTATTTCAAACCTGCTAATTTGCGTAAACGATTTGCCATGTCATTACCTTCATTCAAGATTGGTTTTGATGGGCGTGTGCTTGCTACTGGCTTACTAGCAAATGATTCTTTGAGTTGACGAACATTCGTTGACTTAAAGGATTCTGCAAGTGTAGCAAATACTAACTTAACTTCACGAAGACTTGACGCACGGTCAAAGTTTTCGATTACAGTCATTTTTTGTTTTTCAGAAAGCGAATGCTTACGGAATAACTTGTTAGAGAAAAGTAATTTTGAATTCAAAAGATTAACTTCATTGATTTTTGAACGAAGGAAAGTGATAACTGCATACGCTTCACGTAGTTTAGCTTCTGCAACTTCTTTTTCTTTCTCTTCTTCGGCTTCTTCAACCTTTTCGTCTTCTTCTTCCTCACGGAGAGCACGAAGAACTTCTTTGATGTCTACTTCTTCTTCATCTTCACCTTCTTCAACAGGTGCTTCTTCAGCCTTTTCACCTTCTTCTTCTTCACGAAGAGCGCGAAGAATTTCTTGGATTTCAGCAACTTCTTCTGAATCTTCATCTTCTTCTTCAACAAGTTGAATAAGTTTTTCGGATTTCATTTCTGTGCTGTCATCTGATGCAGCTGCAGAAGGTTTTTTGTTGTCACCGGTTCCGATTTCAGATGAATCCAATTCTTCTTCTAATTGACGGATTATTTCCATCAAATCTTCATCCATTGGTTCTTCTTCATCTTCACCTTCTTCAACAGGTTCTTCTTCATCGTCACCTTCTTCTACTGGCGCTTCTTCGTCTTCAGCTTCGGACATGGAACCTGGTTCTTCTTCAAACCAATCGTTTCCGTATTCTTCCTCAACAGGTGCTGATTCCTCTTCACCTTCACCTTCGCCTTCTTCAACCGGTTCTTCGGCTTCGGCTTCTTCGGCGAGTTTTTTAGAGAGCATAGACTGCAAACGAGGAGTGAATGCTTCTTCCAAAGCGAGTTTTGCGTTTGCTAATGCAACTTCCTTAACGGCCTTTGCATCGGCAATAGCTTCTTTCAATAAATCATTCATAAAAATCTCCAACTATTTTTAGTGTTATTTGTAACACCAATCAGAATAAAATAATATATGACTCTATAAAAGTGATAGAGTATTCAGCAATTATAACTATGTGTTAATTTATTTTTTTTCAATTTTTTTTGTAGTTTTTTCGGAAGGACCATAACTAAAAATGTATTTTACATCATTTTCAGTATAAATATATCTTTTATCCCTATCCTTTGTATCTATTTTCTTTTCTTTACTCTTATCATCGGGCATAATCTTGCTCCACTAATACTTTGTAAATATTTCTTTTATCATTAAACCCTTGAATAGTATATCTACAATTTCTTGGTAAAGTAACTTCAACTTCATGGCAATAATCATTTGAATGACATGGTAAAGTTAATACAGACGTTCCAGCAGGAATTAAAAACTCAAAAAGAGGTAATCTTTTTTTATCACCACCTTCACATATAAGTGGATTCAATGATGTAGTTACAAATGTTTTATCTACCCATTGACCCGCATCTATAAACATTTGAAGAACATCTTTATTTTCAACTGAACGATATGTCACTATGTTATAGTCGAGTCTTTGCATTTGTTCCGTAAATGCATAATCTAAACTACGAATTGTAAATGCATTCATTGCACTATTAAAAATCTTTTCTCTCTTATCGCCTTCTTTTGGTTTACCCAACTTAAATTGTTTTTCAATTTCTTTGGATGACATAAGTTCGTTAGCAAATCTTATGATATTATTTATACGACCAGAGTTCAAATAATAATGTTTAAGTGCGGTTGTTGTTTCCTTGTCCAATTCTTTTTTGCTTATTATAGTATGTTTTGATACTGAAATAGTCTCTATTTTTTTATAGAGTTTTTTCAAATCTTTTTTCTTACCAACCGATACGTCATACATATCCAATATTTCTTCATAATCAAAATTAAGTAATCTGTCTTGTGAGTCTGGATAGATTCCAGTTGTCTTTTTACTTAATTTTTCTACCTCTATTGGTTTAAGAAAACCAACGGTTTTTAGTCCTGTTTTTTCCTCATTGGGTTCTTTTTCAGGTTCCTTTGGCTCTTCTTTTTTATCATCTTTCTTTTTTTCTTTTTCATCAGATTTTTCTTTTGATTTATCATCTAATTTTTCTTCCGGTGCTTCTTCGGATGGTTTTTCTTCTTTCTCCTCCGGCTTTTCATCCTTTGGTTCTTCTTTCTTTTCCTCTGGTTTTTCCTCTGGTTTTTCTGCCGGAGTTTCAGCAGGAGTTTCAGCAGGAGTCTCTGCCGGTTCTTCTTCCTCCTTAGTTGTTTCCTTTGGCGAAGATTTACTGTGTTTTGAAGGATCGAAACTATCTTTATTTATGTAATAAGATTTACCACTATCTTTATTAACAACAAGCATTTTATCAGGATCCTGACTTGCAGGTTTTTCATCATCCTCATATAAAGACAATAACCTTTCTTTATTTTCAATAACTTTCCGCAATTCTTCACGGATAAGTTTTTTAATATTAAGAAAGGTCATCTATATTTCTCCAATGCTTAAATGTTTTCACTATCAATTTTTCTTTGGCGTCTAATTGCCGCATTTCTCTTTTCTGATTTTTTCTTCGATGGTTTAATATATTCCATACGTTTTTTATATTCTTCAAGAATACCAGCTTCTTTAACCTTACGTTTAAAAATTTTAATCATGGTATCTACATTCATACCATTCACCTTCACTTTTACATGGGCGGGTTTAGAGTTAGTGTACACTCTGTCTGTCATAACCTTTGTTCCTTATTGTTTATTGATTATCTTTTATTTCATAGAATCTACCAAGTTGTTTACCTATATTTTCATAGATAGATTCAAGATTTCTTTGTAATTTAACAATCTTTTCGGATAATTTTTGAAATTCACCAATAGATTCTTTTAATTGTTTAGAGTTTCTTCTGTGTGACACACCCTCAAACCAATCACCAGATTCTTCAACCATATTTTTAGTTGCAAATTCTACCATTCTTTTAATCTCAGATACCACTTCTGGTAATTGTTTAGAACGATGAACTACTGAACGATACTCATTGTATCGAGATATTGCTTCAATATATTGTTGTTTTTGTTCCGATGTTAATACTTTTGTATTGAACTTCTCAGACATTACTTCTTCAACTGCATCCGAAACAAGTTTGTTTATTTCTTCTCTTGTCATTGTTGTTTTTGTTTCACCGACTTTTTTTGGAAGACCTTTGTGTTTAGTTCCGGCATATTTTTCAAGTTCTTTTGTAGACATAGAACTTGCTAATTTTTTCACAGATTTACTAACTTTGGAATCAGGCACATCACCCCTTTTGTATGCAAGTGCAAGTCCCATAATTTTTTGTTGTTGTTGTGAAAGTGCAGGCATTTTTATCTCCCTTCAAATATACACTCACAGACATTACCTATTTCACAAATAATGTTTGTTATGTTATTATGTATTCTATTTAATTTAGGATCAATCTTTGCAATAGTTTCTAAACTAACACCTTCTCGTATCAAACCTTCACTCATTCCGTCTGGATACATAAATGCACCATGTGTTGATGGGTTTGAAACAAAATCCCAACACAACAATTCAAAATCATCTTGAACTTCTACCGTTCCTTCACTTATTTCTTCAACAGAACCCAACCCTCTTGATGATATTCCAAGACGAATACCGGCACCAAGAAGTTGTTTTAGAATATTTCCAGATGGTGTTGGTAGAATTTCAACAGTCCCAACAACATCATTATCTTTCCAATCAACACCGAGAACATTGTGAGAAACATTACGAAGATTTATTACAGATGAATCTGGATGGTCAAGTTCACCAAGAGCACGATTCTCTTTTATATTTGTTGATGCATATTTCTTTACCTCACGCATCAAAATCTTTTTTGGATAAACTCTACCGTTTTGATTTTTTGCTTCGGCTCTCTGTAATACTCCTGAGACTATAACTTTACCGTCATTCTTTTTTTCAGATTCTGCAATCATTCTTGGATTTACACTAAAAAGTATAGTATCTACGAGTAGTTGTTTCATATTATGCACCTAATTCGTGTATTTTTTTACTAATTCTATTTATTCTTTCTGCTATCTTAACAAGACGAGCACGAGATTCATGCCAAAGAGTTCTTTGGTCAACAGCCATTTCAGTTTTTAATCGTGAAGCGTGTTCTACTACTCTTTCAACTTCATACATGATTCTGTTTATATTTTTAATCGAATCATTTATTTTTCTGTTTGTTGAACGAGTTTCATCTTTACGAAATTCTTTATATGATGCCTCATTTAAAGCAACCATAGCTTGTTTGTATACGGATTCAAAGTTCTTACCCTTTCCTTTTGGAACAACAGTATATCCTTGATTCTTTGCAGCTTCTTCACTATGTTCTTCAAAATCATCTTCACTAGGTGCAAATGCCTTTGGAGTTTGATACCCTGCAACCATACCAGTTACACTCGTTTCATCCAAACCAAGTTCTTCATTGAATTTTTGATACTCTTCTGATTCTTTTAATTTTTGTATGAAGGATTCTACATTCATATATCACCTAATCACTTGATTACGGACTAATGCGTACACAGTACCACTATCTACCTTAACACCACTCAATGATAGTTCATGCACAGTTTGTGTTGTTGCTAGTGTAGCAAGTGCGACTGTCCCACCACCAGATAACGATGCTGTTCCCGTAGTACTCGTTGCTACAATAAGCCCACCAACACCAAAATTAGAGCTAGTAAATGCAGTTGTACCAGTTGTACAAGTGATTGATTTAAACCATTTTCCAGGATGACCTTTTCTGTCAAAATCATTTGCCTGTGATGCTGGATAACTATTTGGATTTACTTCATTAAATGTTGTTGGCATTATTTACTCCATGATAAATCATCTATTAAACTATAATAACGAAGAAGTGCTGAAATATGATTCTCCTCTACTTTTTTAATAGTATCATATTCATCTAAAAGACCAACAACTTCTTGTAATTTTATTTTCAAACCTTTATCCTTTACTCTATGCATATTTTTAGTAAATACTTTTTTAAGAGTTACCGCTTCGGTTTGAATAAGTGATTTTAAATTATTAGTATTGCTCACATTTCCAATATATTCTCTCAATATTGTTTTTTGTGATTCGTTTAACCCACCATACTTTTCATTAAATCTTTCTACCATATACTTGTATGCAAGTAATCTAACTTCTTTTGGCTCACGAGAAACAGCAATATCTTCTGTTAATACGGAATTATTCGGTTTTGAAGTTATTGTTTCAAGTATAGTAATTCTTGACTTGGTAAGTTCAACTGGATTGTCCAAATCATTATATTCAAAAATCTTGTATATGGATGCAAGAAGTTTGTAATTTTGAACTTTTGTTTGAAAAAATGAATCAGTATCAAAGTTCTCTCTGATTGATTTTATTAACTGATACTTTTCTTCATACAGTTTGTGTTTGTTTAATCCGCGTCTTGCCTTTAATGCTGCATCTATAAGCATATTTGCCTTTGTGTCTGATTTTAATTTTTCATCACAAAGAGTTTTATACAAATTATACTCTTTTATCAACTCACTACCTTTTGAAAAATGTTTTTTCAAAATACCAATAGAGATTGATTCTTTTGATGCTAAAATATCGGATGTTATTTGACGCGTTAATAATTCAAACAACATTGCAGTATTTTTGAATTTTGAATGTTTGATTTTCTTCATCATTTCCTACTTATATTGTTTTATTCACTACATAGAATAAATATAGAAAAAATTACAATTCATCTAATAAATTGTTTTCATCCAACAAATTTGGTTCAATTTCTTGTTTAACCGAAGGTTTTAGACTTTCTGATATTATTCTTTTGGTCTTAACCTTTATACCAGACATACTACCCAACAATTTCTCAATATCTTTGTTCTCAAGTGATAATAGAGAACCTATTTTGGATTCAGTCTTTGGTGAGTTGTTTACCTTTAATGTATTACCAACATCTTTTCTTCCAATAGGATCTCTACCAAACGGACTATTATCTGTTCCATAATGCAAATTCTTAGCAGGTCTACCTGCACCTGGCCATCCACCTTCTGGAACTTCTACATCATTTATTACTTTTCCACCACCACGAACTTGCATACTTGCAATATCATGTGGTGTTCCAAATGATTCCTTAGTTATTGCCGGATCATTACCTTCGTTTTCAATTTGTTTCTGACGGAAGGCGTGTTTAATATCTTCAAGAACTTCATTCTTTTCAAACTCTGCCTCATCTTCGGAAAGATTGAATATGTTTGAATAAATATACTTCATTGAAAATAGTTTCTTTTCTATTAGTGAACCAGCTAAATCCACCTTTTCCTTCATAAGAGCAACTTTTTCTTGTTCATATATGATTGAAGGACCAGTAAGACCAAGTTCAAAATTCACCAAGTCAGCATTTTCATATCCTTGTGAATAAAGATGAACAATCGCAATCTTTGTTAATTCAGAAACAACTATTCTCTGAACTCTTTCTATTGTTCTGGCAAAACGAATATCAAGGGCAGCAAGTGTTGCCTTTCCTTCAATACTTTCATCATAGCCCAAATAAGGTTTTGGAACTTTAAGAGCAGCAAACATTTTACTTTTTAGATACTCAATATCTTCTATTGCCTGATATTGTAAACCAGCAAGAGTTTCTATTTGAGTTCCAGATTGACCACCACGAACTGGAAGATAAAAGTCTTCTAATAGATTTTGCATATTGAAACGAAGATTGTAATCACCTGTTTGTTCATTTATAACAGGAGTTTTTTTCATACGGTTCATAAGGTTGTTCATATATTGGTCTACTTCTGCCGGTGGTATGTTACCAATATCAACTTTGAATATTCTTTTTTCAGGTGCTCTCATAATACGATGTATCAACATCGCATCTTCCATGAGAACTAATTGTTTGTAAAGTTTACGAGCACCTTCCAACATCGATTTACCATAAGGAAGATAATTCGTATCACCGAGTAAACGGAAGTGAGCTATTTCATAGTTTTGAAATTCACCTTTACCGAGAGGTCCTTCGTAGACAAACTTTGTCATATAGATATGTTCTGGATCAGTTCCTTCATCTCTCTGCATTTCATACGGAGAAAATGGAACTGCATTTGTTATACCCAAGTTTTCTTTAACATCGAGATACAAATAAAAATCACCATACTTGCAAAGATTACGAATCCAAGGCCATAGGTTATATTCTATATTAAGAACATCATAAAAAAGATTTTTAAGAATTTTACGAATGTTATCATTATCAGTTTTAATTGTTAAAACATCACCTTGATCATTTTTCAATGTACTTTCGTCTGCATAAATGTCAAGAGCCGATGATATGATTGCATCGGTGTCCATTGCCTCATAATCGGTGTATAAATCTATTTTTGTTGCTGAGAATGAATTATATTGATTGTATACTGATATTGGGGTTCCACG